AGAAATGGCAGACAAGAAATGGATTAAACTAAATAAAAAAGAATACGATTCTTGGACAGAATTTAAATCTGTAAAAAGTAGTAGTATCAATAAACAGGAACAAGAGCTAATAGCATCTTTACACAGCAAGTATTTTATGCACTCATATTATATACCCTGCTCTTGTACCCCAAGACATTGGAATAATTGGATAAGTGATCTTAATACTATCTACGAGAATGGGTATAGAGACTATAAATAAATTCGAAAGAATTGTAGTAAATTTTCTTAATGAGTTTGAGGGTTGGAATCTCAAATGGAGTGAGGGGAAGTTTGAACACTATGACGCATCAGGCCTGACACCAAAAGGCCACGAGTGCGTTATGGAGATGAAGTTCAGAAACAAATACTACAAAGACAAACTACTCGAAAAGTATAAGTACGATAAGCTAATGGAGATGGATAGTGAAATAGTCAAGCTCTACTTTGTATCTGATCCTAAAGGTACATATTTATATTGGATTAACTACTTAGAAATGCCACCTGTTAAAGAATTATATTGCCCTGATACTACATTATGGACTAAAAAAAAGCTACTAAAAAAGGTCTATCTACTCACAGAGGATATGGCAAGTATTGTACATAAGGTATAGTTATTGCATATTGTTAATTATTTTCACTATATTGTAAAACTAAAAAATAAAACTATGGCAAAAAACAATCACAATCCAATAGAGAATCAAGTAATGGCCTACTGTAGGCATAAAATACAAAAAGAACAAGAGGTACTAAAGTACATAGAAAAACATAAATCAATACTAACAGAACTCGGATATGAAATCAAAAAAAAAGAATTATCTCGCATATCTGAATGACAACTATTTTTATGAAATAGGCTATGTAAAAAAAGAAAGTAATATAAAATATATAAAAATGAAAAAACAAAGACAGTATCGAAGTAATCAAGGTAGAAACCCAAAGAAAGACGAGGTTACTTATCAGACCTTAAAGTTTGCATTTATAGCATTTCTAATTTGTTTGTGTTTACTTTTGATGTTAGAACAATGGACATAAAAGCTAAACAAAAGTACGAGGCATCTTTTAATTACTTAGGTCAGGCTATGACATCTGCTTTTGAAAAAGCAAGTGATAGTAGAAAAAAAGAAATAGGTAATTACATTAAGTGCCTTACTGAAATGTATGAATACACAAATAATATAGAAACAAAACTAATAAAACAAAATTATGAAAACGATACAACTTTTAGACGGAAACGAGTACAACAAGCAAGACTTGTTAAAAAAAATGGTAGATGATGATTTCTACTATGGAGAGTTATCACAGTTAGTACTAAGCAGCTCGTCTTTAAAATTACTACTATCAAGTCCAAAGACATACAAGTATGTTACAAAGTATGGTAGTAAAGAAACACAACCATTAAGAGATGGTAGGTTAATACATCTGTCAATACTTGAGCCTGATAAATTTCAGGAACAAATATTTGTAAATGTTGCAAGTAAAAACTCAAAGGCATATAGAGAGGCAAAGGAAAAGTACGGATTAGTATATACAAGATCAGAGAAAGAAAACGCAGAGAAAATCGCAGATGCTTTTTTAAAGAACGAACAAGCTCTTAGATATATAACAGACTGCGAGTTTGAAGTACCAGCAATAGATACAATACAAGGATTCCCATTTAGAGGCAAAGCAGATGTACTAAGTAGTAAAGGTATTGTAGATATAAAGACAACAACAGACATAAAAGGTTTTCCATACTCAGCTAAGAAATATTCCTACGATGTACAATGTTATTTATACTGCCACTTGTATAATAAGTCTTATGAGGATTTTACATTCCTGGTTATCGACAAAGGCAGTTTAGATATAGGTGTATGGAAATGTAGTGAGGAGTTTTACTTAGAGGGTAAAAGAAAAACAGTAGAGGCCTTAACAATATTTGAAAACTTTTTTATACAAGGCCACGATTTAGATAATTATATAATAGAGGGAATATTATGACAAAAGCAATAAAGATAGCAAATAGAATAAAAAAGATAACAAAGTTAGATGTATTTGAAAACACAAGAAAGATAGAGATAGTAGAGGTACGATCTTTATTAGCTTGGGTACTATACAAGTATGAAAAGATGAAACTACAAGAAATAGCAGAGTTCTTTAAATCACAAGGCAAGACATCAAGTCATTCATCTGTACTACACGCAGTAAATACATTTGAAACGAATGTACAATACAATAGAAAAATAGGAGAGTGGCTTACACAGCTAACAAAATCAAACAAAGGTGTAAACAACAAATCTAAAAGGGAGTTTGTCAAATTAAAGGCTAATCACCTTAATAATGAAAACATAAACAAAATAGTAAACATTATAGATGAGCTTGAAAAAAAAGAATTAGTAGATGAATCATCTTGACTTGTTTAGTGGAATAGGAGGATTTAGCTTAGGTCTGAAAAAGGTGTTTGATATAAAACACACATACTATTCTGAAATAGATAAATATGCAATAGATGTATATAAGAATAATTTTAAAAACATAACTTATGTCAAATCAGTTACAGATGTTCGAGGAGGGGAGTTACCAAGAATCGACATTATCACTTTCGGAAGTCCTTGCCAAGACTTTAGTTTGGCTGGAAAAAGAAAAGGAATGGATGGCGAAAGATCAAGTCTTATTACCGAAGCAATTAGGCTTATCAAAGAATGTAGACCAAGTTTTTTTATCTGGGAAAATGTTAAAGGAACTTTCTCCTCAAACTCTGGCGCAGACTTTTGGGCAATTATCCAAGCCTTTACAAACATTGGGGGTTATAGACTTGAATGGCAACTGCTTAATACAAAGTGGTTTCTACCCCAAAATAGAGAGAGAATCTACCTTGTCGGATGTCTTGGAAAGGGAAGTGGAAAACAAATATTTCCTATCACAGAAAACAATAAACAGGTTGATGAGTTACAAAGACAACAAGGAAATACCTGTACACTTGCAGCAGGTAGAAGAGACGGACAAGGAAGTTACATTATTGAACGTGAACTCGATGCACAAAAAACCGAACTAAAACAAATAGGTACTCTCGGAAAAGATAGTGAAGCTACAAGAGTTTATAATACTAACTGTGCAAAAACACTAAAAGACGGTGGAGGTATGGGAGTTAAAACAGGTCTTTATATGGTGAAAACAAACAATAAGAAAGGGTACGAAATAGCAAAACCTGGAGATACAATAAACTATCAAAACCTACCAAGCAAAACAAGAAGAGGTAGAGTAGGTAAAGGTATTGCACAAACATTAGATTCAGGAGGAGAACAAGCAGTCGTAGGATATTCAAGAGATGCAAAAGGTAAGGTTATAAGCTATCACACTAAAGATATAGCAAACACTCTACATAGTGCATCTGGTGGTGATGGCAATACTGACCAATACATCTTAAATAAAACAATTAGAAGATTAACACCTATTGAATGTGAAAGGTTACAAGGCTTTCCTGATAATTGGACAAGATATGGTCAAGAACTAAATGAAATATCAGATAGTCAAAGATACAAGATGTGCGGTAATGCAGTAACAGTAGATGTAGTAGAAGCTGTAGCAAAACAAATTAAAAAAGCAATCTAACTAAAACTTGAATTATTTTTCGATATATAGATATAAACAATCTTGATTAATCAAGTTTTTTCAAGTTATGAGTAAACACGGAGGCAAGAGAATAGGGTCAGGCAGAAAGCCAAAAAGCGATGAGATACAGCTTATAGAAAAATTAAAACCATTAGAGGGTTTAGCCTTTACAGCTCTCAAAGAGGGATTAGAAAAAAAAGACTATAAGTATGTACAGCTTTACTCACTAAATCAAAGAACAAGAATAATTAGGGGTGGAAGTTCTGCTGGTAAAACAATAGCAGTCTTATTGATACTTATAGACTATGCTTGTAGAAACTCACATAAAGAGATAAGCGTAGTAGCAGAATCAGTACCTCATTTGCGTAGAGGCGCTTTAAAGGACTTTCTAAACATAATGAAGGCCTTGAATAGGTACGATGAGAGAAAGTTCAATAGAAGTATCTTAAAATACGAATTCAGCACCAATAGCTATATAGAGTTCTTTAGCACAGACCAGCCTGATAAACTAAGAGGTGCGAGGAGAACAGATTTATTTATTAATGAGTGTAACAATATTAGCTTTGAAGCATACCAACAATTAGCTGTAAGAACATCAGGTAACATATGGCTTGACTACAATCCTACTAATTTGTTTTGGGTAGATAAAGA